CAACCGCCGAGGCCGAAAACGACGAGGAGACAGATGACATTGCATACTACAACGGTGATGGCACTAAGAAAACAGTAGTAACATCTGTCAAAAATGGATACAGCTTTGAGGGCGACTACATCAAAGAGGACGCAGCTCAGGCTATTGTCGCAGCTATGCGCTTTAAAACTGGAGATGACCGTAATGTCTGGTTTAAAGTGGTAGAGTCTGATGGCAAGACTCAATATGTCGGAGTAGCTACAGTCTCAGGGATCAAAATCGGAGGCGGAGAGGCCTCTGAGTATGAGGGCTTTGAGGCAACTATCAGCTGGAATGCAGCACCTAAACAGTCTGCTGTAGTCGGTGGATGATTTGATCTAGGGGAGTGAAGCTCCCCTTTTTATTTTTGATTTAAAAAATTAGTAGGAGAGAAAACAAATGGTAGTAATTAAAAAACGTGACAATGTCATCCCTGTTGACTTTGGAGAGTTCAAACTTGAATTTGTAGCCAATGACCAAAATATCCACAAAATGGAAAAACTTGGCACAATCCTTAAAATTGAGGGCGAAAAACTAGCTAAGACAGAGGATAGTAAGGCCTTTGAAACGGTACAAGACTTAGTCAAAGACTCTTGGACAGAGCTGTTTGACAAAGAGGCGTTTGACAAGGTCTACTCATTCTCTAATGAGTCTACAGTGGACACAATGGCCTACTTACTTGAGACAATCACTGGAGTCATCTCAGAATGGGAGAAACGTAACAACACAGACGCTCTCAAAAAGTATCTAGGTGACTGACATGCTGGACCTATCAAGGAAATTGACAGATGAGTTAGTCCTTGGTGATGATGTGTATCCAATGAATATCGCTTTTAACAAGGTCTTGAAAGTGGTGGAGCTGATCAATGATGATGACATCGACGAGCTTTACAAGCCTTTTCTGGCTATTCAAATCTTGACTGGTGTAGATTTTACTCAGGCTTTGACGCCTAAACAGGCTACAGCAATCTTTAAGATGATTTTTGAGGAGCATATCAGAATTATTCCAGCTAAAGATACAGCACCAGTACTAGACCTAGCAGGAAATCCAATCAAAAGCAAGATACGTTCCAGGAGCCAATCTGAGGGAGGAGATCGTCTCTTTAGCTTGAAGTACGACGCTGAGTATATTTACTCATCATTTCTTCAGGCTTACGGAATTGACCTCATAGACGCTCAGAACAGCCTACACTGGAAGAAGTTCAACGCTCTACTCAATGGCCTGCCTAGTGATACTAAATTTGCTGAGGTGCTGAAAATACGCTCTTACAAGCCCCAAAAAGGAGACAGTAAGCAGTACAAGGAGAACATGAAAAAACTCAAAAAAGAGTATGCTCTACCTGATGAATTTGACTACTAATTTTAGAAAGGAGGTACACAATGGCAGATGGTTCAGTTACTATCAAGGTTGATATGGATGGCTCTAATGCTCAATCAGGAGTAAGCAAGCTTAAAGCTCTATTTGGTGGACTTGAAAACGCAGGCTCAAAAGTAGGGTCTGTTTTTAAGTCTGTGTTAGGAGCTAATCTGATTAGTTCGGCCCTTACTACAGGAATTGGGACTATTACAAGTGGTATCCGTGAAATGGCCTCTGAGCTCAACAGCTCACAGAAGGCCTGGAAAACATTTGAGGGAAACCTCCAAGCCTTTGGACGATCAGCTGAGGAAATCAAGGCAGCTAAGGACGAAATGCAGGACTTTGCGACTAAGACCATCTACTCAGCCTCTGATATGGCTAGTACCTACTCACAACTTGACGCAGTTGGGACTAAGAACGTTGGTAGTCTAGTTAAGGCCTTTGGTGGACTTGCAGCCTCTGCTGAAAACCCAGCCCAAGCCATGAAATCACTGTCAACTCAGGCAACACAGATGGCAAGCAAGCCTAAAATAGCCTGGATGGACTTTAAGATCATGATGGAGCAAGCTCCTGCTGGTATGGCAGCCGTCGCAAAAGAGATGGGAATGTCTACGGCTGAGCTTGTAAAAGCTGTCCAAGATGGAAAAGTCAAGACAGAGGACTTTTTCGACGCTATGAACCGAGCAGGGAACTCAGACGCTTTCCAAAAAATGGCCACAGAGTTCAAAACGGTTGACCAGGCTATAGATGGGGCAAAAGAAAGCCTCTCTAATAAACTCATGCCAGCCTTTGAAAAACTTAACAAGTTTGGAATTAAGGCAGTCAATGCAGTATCTGACGCTCTTGAAAAAATCAATTTTGACAGTATTGCTGAGAAATTGGGAGGGCTACTAGAGAGCATTGACATTGATGGGTTTATCTCAGGCTTATCTAATGGATTTGCTCAAGCAGGTCAAATGGTCTCTAATTTCTTTGCTATTTTTAATAAAGAGGGCGTATTTAATTACATCTCAGACTCGATCAGAGATATTGTGGTCACAGTGCAATCTCTTTTCGAGGAGTTGACCAGTGAAAGCAATGGGTTTAGTAATGTTGTTGAGGGTATTGCTAATGGGATAATTTTGGTAAATGTAGTTATCCAAGAATTAGCCGCTGGCGTTCAATTTGCTCTTGAGGCATTTGCTAACACTGGAGCTATAAAAAATGCTTACAGTGCTTTCAAGGATTTCACAGCTGCAACTTTAAAACTTGCTGGAAAATTAGGAGATGTCATCCCTTGGGATGTCATAGGAGCTGCAGTAGGTCATGTAGTAAACGCTATTTCATTAGCTATCAGCTGGATTTCAAAATTATCTCAGTCAATTAGTGGAGATATTTGGAGAGGCTTAGTTGTAGGTATTGGTGGAGCACTTGTCGCTTTCAAAGCGTTTAATTTCTTAAAAACATTCAACCCTTTTGGTCTATTTAAGAGTAACGCTACATCAGCACTAAGTGGCACCACATCAACTGTCACCTCGATAGGGTCGCAAATTGTATCTGTCATCCGCAGTCTTGGGCAAAGTGTAGCCTCAGCTGCTAGAGGTATTGGCCAAGGCGTTGGCGCTGCTTTTCGTGGGATTGGTCAAGGACTATCTATGGTCAATCCTTTAACTATTGCAGCCCTAGCTGTCCCTATTTTGGCTTTAGGGGCGGCGTTTGCTTTGATGGGAACACAAGGGCAAGGTATCGCAACAATCCTACAAGCTGTAGGTGATGTTATTGTTAGTGTAGGTACAGCTATTGGAACTATTCTAAACCTAGCTTTACAAGGCTTGGCTCAGGCTTTAGTAATCGTAGCACCTGTGCTACCTACTGTAGCTTCAGCATTCGCAATGTTATCACCCCTAATTTTAGCTGCTGGGATAGCAATTAGCTCAATTATCAGCTCATTTAGTGGACTAGCTCCTGTGATTACAGCATTAGGGTCAGCTATTAGCGAGATTATAACGGCTATCAGCTCAGGTATTGCTGAGATAGCAACGGCTGTGACACCTATTATTGAAATACTTTCAAATGCTTTCGTACAAGTTGTGACAGTTGTGTCTGGAGCGATTGTACAAATCATTGAGGCTTTAGCTCCATTCATGCCAGCTATTTCCGAAATGGTTCAGGCAGTAGCTCCAGTGCTCCAGTCCTTAGTAGAGGCGTTTAATAATCTGATCAGTCAAATCAGCCCAATTATTGAGAGTATCACAAATCTATTTAAGACTCTTGGCGAGCAAATCAGTTCCATTTTAGAGAGCGCTGGTAGTGTAGTCGAGTCCTTTGGTTCAGCTATTCGTAATGTCCTTGATGGGATTGCAGGTATTTTCGACAGTATCGGGAATGCTGCTAAAAATGCTGGTCTAGGTGTTAAATACATGGCTGAGGGAATTAAAATCCTTGTAGATCTTAACCTTGCTGATTTAGTAGGAACTTTAGCGGCAGTGGCTACTGGACTTGCTGCTATTGCTAACTCAGGAATAGCCACGGCTGGTCCTGGATTGCAACAAGCAGGAACTGGATTGATGTTGATTGCTACATCTGCTCAACTTGCAAGTGTAGCTATGCAGTCACTACCTACGGCTTTGACATCTTTGAGCACTAGCCTCAGTACACTACCTGAGACAATGACAATGGCAAGTACAGCTATGAGCACCTTTGCTACATCAGCCATGAGCTCGTTTGCGAGCCTTGGAGGCTCTGTGGCAAGCATTATGGCTTTACAAGTAGGGTTGATGTCTCTAGCTAATGCAATGATGATGGCTCAAAGTGGAGCCTCTATGATGGCCTCTACATTGTCGATGATTAACTCATCAGCGACATCAGCCTCATCAGCTATGTCTCAACTTGCCTCAAGTATTAGCTCAGCAATGACTCAGGCTCTATCATCTGTGCAAGCAAGCATGATGATGATGGTCTCTGTGGTCATGCAATCAGCAACTCAAATGACTCAAGCTGGTCAACAGGCAGGGCGTGGGGTTTCTAACGGTATTACTAATGGTATCCGTTCAGGAATTGGATCAGCAACAGCTGCAATGTCAGCTATGCTAAGCTCAATCCGCTCTACAGCTATGTCAGGTGTAAGCTCTATGAGATACGCAGGGAGCATGATCGGCCAAGGTTTGGCACAAGGTATGTATTCAGCTCTAGGAGCCGTGACAGCTGCAGCTAATGCTCTTGTCGCTCAAGCTGAAAGAGCTGCACAGGCTAAGGCTAAGATCCACAGTCCGTCACGACTATTTAGAGACAATGTCGGACGCTATATCGCTCAAGGTATTGCCGTAGGTATTGAACAGAATAGCTCTGATGTGGTTGATAGTCTGGCATACGTTCAGAAAGAGATGTCAGCGTTCAAATTTGGCGCTGAGGACTTGCTAGGTTTGGGGAAACATACTGTATCTAGTCAGTTTAGACTCAAATCACTCACAGAACGAGCAGAAACAAGCCAAATCGAGGTTATCCGTGACCAGGCTGACAAAGTCCTAACCAGAGCTCTTGAAGTGGCTGAGGAGGCTGTCAAGCGCCCTGTGAACATGGTACTAGATGACGGTACTCTGGTTGCTAAAATCGGAGACCCAATGACTAACTATCAAAATGATAAGTTAATGATTGATAACATGATGAGAGGTATTATCTAATGAATAATGACACAATCACAATCAATGGATTTGACCTCTCTGAGGTTATTGACATTATAGACATCATCCGTCCAGTAGGAAATGAGCGCCACGTTGTCACAAATGACGCTCCACTTGTCGGAGTTAATCTCCAAGAAGTGCGAACAGGCGCCAAAACCATCAAAGTCAAGTTTGCTATGCAATATGGGACTGGAATGACCTTAGAAACAGCTAAGCACAAACTAGCTGGCATTTTTAACACCTCAGAGGCTGTCAAGATCGTCATTTCAGACGAGCCTGACAAGTACTACATGGGCCTAGTATCTGGCTCTGTGGACATGGATAACATTACTAGATGGTTTCAAAAGGGCAGTTTTGACCTGATTATCCCTGACGGAGTAGCTCACGGCTCAACCTATAAGCGCTTTGATAACGGACAAGAGCAACCTGACAAGGTTGTTTTTAATTTGGTCAATAATGGCAACGTCCCAGCTTTTCCTGTGGTCACCGTTAAAAACAACGCTGAGAATGGTTATATCGGTCTAGTCAATGCTAGCGGGGCTCTTGAAGTTGGCGACCGTGAAGAGGCTGATATAGGTCTAGTCAAGCGGTCTGAGGTGTTACTTGATTTCCGAGGTAATAAAATCTCAGACGGTTTTACTAGAGCAACAAAGAACAAGACGATCACAAACGACAACAGCGAGAATGTGAAAGGTGTATCTGAAATACTGACGCTTTGGGATAAAAAACACATTAAGCTAAGAGACCAGTTTAACGGCACTGACACCAAAAACTACGCTACAGGCTTGACATGGGACATCCCTGTAGATAGTGCTGGGGGCGTTGGCTCTCTTGATGATTACATTTTCGGTAAACAGATCTTTTTACCTGGTGCGATCAATCAATATGGCTTTATTAAGATTACTGTATCTGATACAGCAGGTCAGTTTTTGTATGGCGTCGAAACGTTCAAGCGGACACAAGGACAAGATTGTGAGTTTAATGTGTTTGGATCTGACGGAAAGGGCAGCTATTACTTTCTTAAATGCTGGAATTTTACAGGCCTATCAGATAGCAAGGTGAACCCATTCACGTCCTCAAACGGACAATTTGAAATAAAGCGAAATGATGACAGGGTCCAGGTCTACTACCAAGGCTCTCATTATAGCTTTACCATTCCTGAAATTAAAGGCAGGAAGTCCGCTAAGATCCATGTCATGCTTGGGGCCTACCATGATAA